TTTTGGCGGTAGAACTGCTGAGAAGATTATTGAGATGAAAGCTAAGAAAAATGAATAGTGAACATCTTATAGCCATTGGCATCCATGAGAATTGGTATGATGCCCTGCAAGAAACCTTTGATAGATATGAGATCAATACTGTTAAAAGGCAGGCGCACTTTATTGGACAATGCGCCCATGAATCTAATTACTTTAAAGCGCTAGAAGAAAACCTTAACTATTCTGCACAGGGTTTAATGGGCATTTGGGGGTCTAGATTTCCTACTATAGAGATTGCACAGGAATGCGCTAGAAACCCTGAGAAGATAGCTAATAAAGTCTATGGTGGGCGCATGGGCAATTTAGAAGATGGTGATGGCTGGAAATACAGAGGTAGAGGTATTCTTCAGCTTACTGGGAAGGAAAACTATAAGAACACAGGAAATGCCCTTGGAGTTGATTTAATAGCCCTTCCTGAGCTTTTAACAACTCCTAAGTATGCTTGCCTATCTGCTGGTCATTTTTGGTCTAAAAAGGCTTTAAATGCCCTTGCTGATGTTGATAACTACCAAGAGATTACCAAGCGCATTAATGGTGGGCAAACTGGTCTTATGGATCGCATCTACAAAACTAAGAAAGCAGAAGAAGTTTTAGCTAGGGAGATTTAGAGATCTATAGATAACCCCATCACCCCAAACTTTATCAATTTCAGCTTCTTTGTATAGATCAATAATCTTATCAGGGTAAACCATTATAGGATTCTGATGAGCAAAACAGAAAGCATAAATTAAAGGCGCTTCTTTAGTAGAAAACCACTCCATAAACATAGGAAGCATATTTACTTCTGATTGTTTAAAGTTTCCTGTGCCTTTTACATTTATCACAAAAGTATCTTTGCCAGTATTTACTATGTAATCAGGTAGATTTCTAATCATTGTGTTTAGCTTCCAGTAGTTATCTATTTCATTGCTTTTTTCTTCAAAGCCTAGCCTGTGATACTTGTAGTTTTTTTCTGTGCAATATTTCTCAAATAGTATTTCGCCATGATTTACTATCTTTTGCCGATCTAAGAAAGATGCAATATTATTCATGCCAGTTTAATAAGTGGAGAACTGGTCAAAACCCTGTGAAGGATAGAGCTTATTTCTCTAGATCTCATGGTGCTTTATGCATTTCTTCTTTAGCTTGGATCAATGGCTCTGCAAGCTCAATAATGATTACTTGATCTGTTAGTGCTACTTTGATCGCATCAAGGGTTTGCCCTTGCCTAATGAACTTTTGCACCAATTCCCTAATTTCCTGTTCCATGATCAGAAGGGAATATCTGATTCCATATCTTCTATGGAATTTTGTTTAACTTTAGGAAGCTCATCATTACCCCTAGGCTTAAAGTTATCCTTTGCTCTAGGCTCTGCAAAGTTTAGCCAGCCATCCCAATTAATAGGGATTTGCTCTAGCTTTGCAGCCATACCACCTTGCTTGGTATCCATAACAACTCCACACTTAACCCATCTAGTCTTATCTGCGCCTGTGGCATCTTTATAAACTCCACCTTTAGCAAGCAGTTCATATTTAATTGGCATACATTCTCTCTTTCAATTTTGTGAATAACTCATCAACTTCTTGTAAAAACTTCTGCACTTCTACTTCCATATCCTTGATATAACCATCATCCCTATCAAGGCGCACTACAAACAACTGCAAGTTCTCAGGAAGCCTAGGATCAAATGATACAAAATCACACCATTTGCGCCCTGTGCAAGCCATCTGAGTTTGCATTTGTGGGATATATTTTGCAGGCGGTTTACCACCATCTATATATTCAAGATGAGTAGTAGTGTTAGGGCATTTAATTTCTATAAGCCCATCTTCTGCTACTAAACCATCAGGACTACAGCCAAACCATTCTATTTTCGGATGATCCATAAAAGGTATCTGCTCAACAAATAGATTCATCTTGGTTTCATAAGCAATTCGGGCAAATGGCTCTTGCTCTGTTCCCCATTGCATAGCTGAATTAGTAAATGATTCTGCTGGCTGATTGGTTAATCTCTCAGCAACTAGATCCATCTTATAATTCTTGCGCCCTGCTGATTCGCCTGATTTAATTTTGGATAGAACATCTGCAACTCTAGAAGCTGTAACCTTGCCAGCCCTGAGCATCTTCCATTCCAAAGAGCCTTGCTCTATCTTGGTCGCTTCAATTCTATCTTCAGTTGTAAAGGTAGTCATTTTGTTTCCTGTTTAAGTTTAATTAGTTCCTGTAATTGTTTACAAAATTGTTCACCAGCTTGTGCAGCTTTCAATGCATCATCCCAATCATTAGTTAGGCAAAACCTATATACATTATTTACAGCCAGTTTTGTATCTAAATAAATTTCTGCATAATCTGATTCTTTCATTCTTTATCTTCCTGATCTATTTGTGGTTCATTTAATTGAATAAGCTGAGTTTCCCCATCTTTCTCAAATTGGTTTTGAAACTCCTTGCTCATGGCTTCAACTGCTGCTTGCCATCCAAGAGCAAAGAATTCTTCAGGATGATACACAGGTTTATCTAGCTTATTGAATGCTTCCAAGCAAAGTTTATTAGTTATCATTTTGCCTTTTTCCATTTAAAAGGATAAACATCAATATTAGTTTGCTTAGGAATTACATCATCAAAGGTCTTTTCTGCAAGCGCCCTAAAATCTTTCCACTTCTTTTGATATTGCGCTTGTTCGCTGGCAGGAATGTAGTTGTATAGTTTGCGCCATCTAATAGTTATATCTGTAGTGCTTGGTGTATAAATAAAATCATTTGTCATTTGTTTTACTCCTATATCTTTGTTGAGATTGTCTAGTAAGGCAAAATTCACACTTCCATCTTTTTATCTTACTGGCTGTTTCTACTAATTTAAAACCTTCTGCATTTCTCATAGCTTGGCAACTACTACAAAACTTCCTTTCCATTTTTATTCCATTCATCTTTTAAATAACCCCATTCTGAAGCATCTACAACTGCTGATAACTTTCCACAAACATCACAAGAATCTATCCAAGTTCTATATTCATGGTTCTTTGGTTTTTGTGTTCCCCATTTAACTCCACAATCATGGCAAACATTATCAGGCTGTTCATCAGCTAGGTGCATTCATGCTTCCTTTCTTAATGTCATACACTTCTTTTAGTTGATTGGATAGACTTTTAAATTTCTTAAATTTAAGATAACCTTCTTGGAAGGCAGTTCGCAACTCGGCAGGGCTAGAACTTGCCTGAATTTTATCAATGTAGATCAAGATCTCCTCTGCTGGATCTTCTTCATCTTCAGGTGGTATATCTTCATTCTGATAGATAAACAAACCAACTCCAAAACAGGCTATGCATTTTGTTAAGCAGCGCATTTGGGCATCAGATATTTTTCTAGCATCAGGATTTTTTACAGCATTATTCCTGTGATCCATTACTGGTAATTGCATCTTGAGGGTTTTGCCAAAGGCTGTAACTTCACAGGAAACCATTACAGTTTCAGAGTAATACTTAGGCTCTCCAAATTCCCAAGTAGCGCCTGAATCATTCATAAGTAGAACATCAAGAGCATATGCCCAAGAAAGGTAGTTAAGATTTCCCTTCTTTTTTATTCTATCTGTTACATCTATTTTTCTTACTTCTTCAAATTTATTCATAGTTCCTCATCTGCTTGTGATATGGCTTTTTCTTCCCAATAAGTATAAACAGCAGATTGGATCAATAAGCCTAGGGTTGCTTTGTCATTGTTAATAAGTGCTTGCTCTATGGAATCCTGATGCTTGCATAAGCATTCCTCATAAATGGCTTCCATAAAGTTATCAAATGTATCAGGGTTTAATTCTCCATGAAGTAGCTCAGTAATTCTTTCATCCATCTGAGCTTCCCGATCTCCACTTTCTCTGTAAGGAGATTGTAGCCATGCATCATACTTGTTCATGCTGTTTCCTTCTCAACATCTTATCTACTAAATAAAAATCTCCAGTAATGGTGCTAAATGGAGTTGCTCTATCTGTATCAAGTCCAACAAATCTTCTTCCTGATTTTAATAAGCCATTGTTATGCTCATAGCCTAAAGCATCAGTAATTTCAAAATAACAATCATAAGTTACACAGCCTAATAGATCGCCAAATTTATCAAATAGTGATGTATGTTTAGAAAAATAATAACTAGGCTCTTTAATAAATCCGCCATGAGCTAAAACTTGAATTGCTTCTTTTAGTCTATAGGTTTTCATCTTGTTTCCTTTATTTAGTTAGATACCATACATACTGGGCAAAAATAAATAATGCTAGTGTTGCTAATACCATATGCCAGTTCTTGAGTTTCATATTGTTTCCTTAGTTTGTTGATTGTTTAATTGACCAATACAGCTATTCAAAATATTAATTGCTTGCTCTACATATACAGCAGGATAAGGAGTAAATTTGCAGTTTGCATTTTTGACAGCTTCTCTTGCTTTAGCAATCTTTGAAGCCATAATTCTTTGTTGTAAGAAGTTCATATTGTTTCCTTAATTCGCCCCGAAGGGCGCTGTTAATAATTAACAAATCTCAACTCCTGCTGGCAAACCTTTTGCTCTTAATGCAGCTTGAACTTGCCTAAGTACTTCAAACATATCATCACCATAAAATTCAACTGGTGTGTTTTTTAATTCTGCAACATTTGTATTAATGCAAATTGCAGGAGTTTCGCCAATCCAGTAAACTCTGCTGGTTTCAGTAGCGCTTACTTCATTTATAAATAATTTAGTCATTTTGATTTCCCTTCACAGAAATATAAGCAACATTGCTTAGATAGAATCTTACTACATTTGTAGAGAAATCTACATTATTTATACTAGGGATTTCCCTAATCTACATAAATATATGAATCTACAAGAAAAAAGACTAGAATCTACATAGTTTCTACAAAAGGAGAGAAAATGGAAGCGGTGCAACAAACTCAGTTTGATAAGGCTTTGGCTGTATTTGGCTCAATTAAGGGCATGGCTGAAAAGGTAGGGGTAAAGTATGTTTCATGCTATGCATGGCATATGAGGGGCGGTAAGATCCCTAAAAAGCACCATAATGCGGTCATACAGGCTTCTGAGGGCAAGTTAAGCCAGTTAGACCTTGGGTAGCCTAAATCAGCGCACAATAGCCCTATATGCGGAACAGGGCTATAAATGCGAAGTAGTGGAATCCTACAATGCTTTTACCAAGCGCAAAAAGGATCTATTTGGGATCTTTGATGTGCTGGCAGTAGGAAACTGTGAAACTATTGGGATTCAGATTACTAGCAAAGCCAATATGTCAGCTAGGATCAAGAAAATTCAAGAAAGTGAATATATAGTAGAACTTATTAGATCGGGCTGGCGAGTTGTAGTTATTGGATGGTTTAAAAATCCCAATGGAAGGTATGATTACAAACTTTTTGAATTTTGATTTATAATTTTTGTGCGGAGTGAAGTCTGCTTGATAAATCTCAGAAAAGCCTTTTAGGGCTATCTTTGAGAGTTTAGTAAAAGTTACTGGGATCTTTTATTAAGCTACTTCACCTTAGAGATAGCTTTAAAGGGCTTTTTCTATTTCTGCTACTTTGATTCGGGGGCTCTACCGACATACTAGCGAATCATAGTTAAGTGCTACTAGGGGTAAAGGATGTAACAGCACAAATATAGGTGGCGAAGCTAGTGCCTATTCCTTGAAAGACTGGCGGGTGTAGTGGCTCCGAAAGGCAACTATTGAAGGCACACTTAGGTAGGCTAGGTGTGTTCACCAAAAGGCAATTTATATATTATTAATACTATAGTTATACTTATAGTATGAAAATATCTCCAAAATGGAAAACTTGTTACTGTGGATTAGATTTCACAGCAGTTGATTTCATTAAAAGCAGAGTTAGAGGTTATTGCTCTCATAAATGCCGATTAAAAATAGTCTTAGAAAAAATTAAAGCTCGCCAAAAAAGACTAAGTAAAAACCCCTAGTAATAATATCTACAAAACTCTACAAATGATGTATTATTTCAATTAAGCAATTTTGCTTATTTTGTGAAGGAAACAATATGAAAACTTTTAAATGGGTTGTAGAGTTCACAGTTTCAGAGAATTGGGTAGCTGATGGTTTTAATATTACCAATCAAAAAGCAATGGTAATGATTGAAGAAGTTTTGCCTTTTGCTAGTGGTGCTGAGTTTAGTGCTAAGGTTATTAAAGCGCCTGATGAGAAGGTAATAAAATTAACTCAAGGTTACACAGTTTAAAAAAAAGCCCCTTCGGGGGCTTTGGAGAACATAAATGACTTTTTTAATTGCTGGATTTTTACTAATACATTTTGATGCAGGTTTATGGTGGTGGGTTGCTTACTATTTGTTTGTAGCATTTGAGATGTTTGGTTTGTATGCTGAAGTTAAGAAAAATATGCTTGAAAGCAAAACCAAAAAATCTCAATTACTAAAAGCTAATGGTCAGCCATATACAGAAGCAGATTTAGAATTTATTTGGAAGCATGGTTATCAATCAGCATTAGAGATGGTTCAACAAACTAAACAATAAGGAAACAATATGTTAATACCAATACCTTTTATGGGCTGGATAGAAGAAGATGAATCTAAGCCAATGACAGATGAGCAGATTATTAATCTTGCTTTCAAATACAAAATG